ACTATATTTTTATGGCCTATTCCTGAGAATGCTACAGATATTTTAAATATTGAAGGAATACGGGAACTGGAAGATGTTAACAGATCGGCTGAACAAAATGCAGATATGCCCAAGAGATTTTTACCACCTCTGACATGTGGACTTTCCTATTATCTTTCCATGAAAACTCCCGGTATAGAGGGAGATCGTATAGGAATGTTGAAAGCTAATTATGAAGAATTATTAAAGACAGCTTTTGAAGAAGATAAAGAAAGAGCAAATCTATTCCTTAGACCAAGATTAGGTTATATTTAATGGCAAGTAATAAAAATGCTTTAGCTATGTGTGATACATGTGGATTTGTTTATGCACATAGAATAATGAAATTGAATAGTTATGGGATGCTGGTATGCCCACAGGATTTTGATGGTCAATATGATCTGAAGAATCATCCACAGAATAAGGTGCCTGATGTAAGAGAAAATCCAGCAATACGTAACCCACGTCCTGATACTGGTGGTAGAGGAATTGAGTGGCAAGCAGCTACTAATAATTGGGATGCAGAAGATAGAGGGTGGCAAGCAATATGAGTACATTAACTGGACGACAAATAGCTGATACATACAAGCAGATCTTAAAATTAAATGTAAGTGCTAATTCAGGTGCTACATCTACTCTTACTTATCTTCAAACTGGAGATGCAACTAATATAGCAATGAAGGTTGCTACAAATGCTATTCAGATAACTGGTAAATTAGATGTAGATGGTTCTGTAGTTGCTGCTGGTGATGTAAGTATCGGAGGTACGGTAACAATAGGTGGTGCTAATGTACAAGCAGCCAATGCTAAAGTATGTGCAAGTGCTTTCTACGGAGATGGTTCTAACTTAACAGGAGTTAATTCCAGTGTAGGTGGGAATGTCTGTGTAGGTAATATATCTGTAGTGGGGAACGTTTATGTTAGTGGAACTTCTCAGTTTGTAAGTAAAGTAGAGTTTGATGATGATGTATGTGTAAGTGGTAATACCGTACTTGTTGGTAATGTAGCCATAGGTGGAACTACAACCATTACAGGTGCAGTAAGTCTTGGAAGTACATTGGATGTAGCTGGTAATGTATCGGTAAGTGGTACATTCAAGAATACTGGAGCTGCTCTATTTGAAAGTACCGTAACAGTTTCAGGTGCTGGTACATTTAAAACAAATGTATCCGTATCTGGCAATGTCAACATAGGTGGAACAACTACCATAGGAGGAGCCGTCAGTGTTGCAGGTGCTCTTTCGGTAGGTGGAGCTACTAATCTTCTTGGTACTGTAACTGTGGCAGGTGCAACATCATTAGCAAGTACATTGAATGTAGCTGGTGCAGTATCTCTTGCCAGTACATTACATGTGGCTAATACAGCTACCATAGCTGGAGCCGTTACAATGGGAGATTCTCTTGGTGTAGGAGGAGCCTTATCTGTTGTAGGAAATACATCCATTGGAGGTAGTCTTAATGTAGGAGGAACTGTTACCATAGTTGGTACAGGTGTCCAAGCTGCAAATGCACGAGTATGTGCCAGTGCTTTCTATGGAGATGGCACGAATCTGACTAATGTTCCACAAACAGGAAATGTTTCTGTTTCAACTTTACGTGTTGCTGGTGATGTTAGTATAGGTGGTACTCTTAGTGTAGCAGGTGCTGTTAATTTCCAAAGTACAGCCACTGTATCTGGAGCTGCTGGTTTTCTTGGTACGGTTCGTGTATCAGGAGCAGCAACATTGGCCAGTACTCTTGATGTAGCAGGGAATGTATCTCTTGGTGGAACACTGGCCCAAACAGGTATTGCAACCTTTGCTGCCAAGGTAGAGTTTGACGATGACGTATGTGTATCGGGTAATAGTGTCTTAGTAGGCAACTTAGCTGTAGGTGGTACTACTACTATTACAGGTGCAGTAAGTCTTGCCAGTACATTAAGTGTAGGAGGTGCAGCTAACTTTGCCAGTACAGTAACTATTGCAGGTACAAACGTACAGGCTGCAAATGCAAAGGTTTGTGCCTCTGCCTTTTACGGTGATGGTTCTAATCTGACTAATGTTCCTGCTGCTATTACAGGTAATATATCTGTTAATAATGCTACTATAGGTGGAAATCTATTTGTAGGTGGAACAGCAACAATAGTTGGTAATACAACATTAACAGCAAACCTTGGAGTTGGTGGAACATTTACAGTTGTAGGTAAAGCAGAGTTTGACGATGATGTATGTGTCTCTGGTAATAGTATACTTGTTGGTAATTTAGCCGTTGGTGGCACTGCAACAATTGGTGGTGCTGCAAGTATAGCAGGAGCATTAAGTGTAGGTGGTGCTACAAATTTATTAAGCACATTAACCGTAGTAGGGAAGGCAGAGTTTGACGATGCTGTATGTGTCTCTGGTAATACAGTTCTTGTTGGTAATCTGGCTGTAGGTGGTACTGCAACTATAGGAGGAGCAGCTAGTATTGCTGGTGCTTTAAGTGTAGGTGGAGCTACTAATCTACTAAGTACATTAACTGTAGCAGCTAAAGCAGAATTTGATGATGATGTCTGTGTATCAGGCAACACTATATTAGTAGGTAATCTTACTGTAGGTGGAACGACCACCATAGCAGGAGCCGTAAGTTTAGCCAGTACACTATCTGTTGGTGGTGCTGCTCACTTTGCAAGTACAGTTACCATAGCTGGTAATACAACTCTTACAGGTACATTAGGTGTAGGTGGTGCAGCCACATTTGCAAGTACAGTTACCATAGCTGGCAATACAACTCTTACTGGAAACTTGGGAGTTGGTGGTACGGCCACTATTGTAGGTAAAGCAGAATTTGATGGTGATGTATGTATAAGTGGTAACTCTATTCTGGTAGGTAATCTGGCTGTTGGTGGTACAACTACAATCACTGGTGCAGTAAGTCTTGCCAGTACTTTATCTGTAGGTGGAGCTGCTCATTTTGCAAGCACCGTAACTATTGCTGGTAATACGACACTCACTGGAAACTTAGGTGTAGGTGGAACAGCTACAATAGTCGGTAAGGCAGAATTTGATGATGACGTTTGTGTATCAGGTAATAGTGTCTTAGTGGGTAATCTGGCTGTTGGTGGTACTACAACCATAGGAGGTGCTGCCAGTATAGCTGGTGCTCTTAGTGTTGGAGGTGTTGGTAGTTTTCTCAGTACAGTTAGAGTAGCTGGTGATTGTAGTCTGGAAGGACAATTACAACTTACCAAGAGTGCAGCAGCAGTTGTTTGTGCCACGGCTATTAATGGTGTAACTTCTGTATCTCTTGCATTTGGTACAGCACAGAATTTTGCCACAACTGTAACAGCAGCACATACACTTGCTAAACCAACAGGATGTCGAACTGGTCAAACAGGAAGTATATTCTTGGTACAACAAGGTGGTAGTGGTACAATGGCCTATAATGCCGATTGGAAATTTATAGGTGCAGAAGATCCTACAATGTCAACATCTAATGGTTCTAATGATAGACTAGATTATATTGTTGTTTCGGCTTCATCTGATGGTAAAGGTGGAGTTATACAAGCAATCTTAACACAGGAATATGGATAAAATAAATGGGTATTTTTCAAAATCATTTAATGGCTGCTGCTGGTGCTGGTGGTGCTGAATTTATGACAGCTACTGGTGGTACTATAACTACTGATGGTGATTATAAAGTTCATAAGTTTACTTCCAGTGGTACATTCACAGTTACAGAACTTGGCAAAGAAGGTGGAGCAGGAGATCAAGTTCAGTACTTAGTTGTTGGTGGAGGTGGTGGTGGTGGTGCTAATGTAGCTGGTGGTGGAGGTGGTGGTGCCTTCAGAACAGCCACAGGTTTTACCGTAGCTGAACAAGCTTATTCAATTACTGTTGGTGGTGGTGGTGCTGGTTCAGATAATTATGCAAATGAAGATGGAGCACAAGGAAGTAATTCTGTATTTTCCTCTATAACTTCCAATGGAGGAGGAGGTGGTGGTTCATATAGAAATAGAACTGCAATGCCAACTTATAGTGGTAATGGTTCTGGTGGTGGTGCTGGTACATATGATTCAGGTACAACATCCGGTGCAGAAGGTGGTACTTATGGAAATGATGGAGGAAATAAAATAGCACCTTATGCTAATGCTGGTGGTGGAGGAGGTGCTGGTCAAGCTGGTCAAAATGGTCAATCTACAAGTGAATCAGGTAATGGAGGTAATGGTACAGCCTCAAGTATAACTGGAGCTTCTGTCACCTATGCTGGTGGTGGTGGAGGTGGTAGTTATAATAATATTGGAGGTGAAGGATCAGGTGGTTCTGGTGGTGGT